AAGGCCACCTGACAGCACCGGAGCACACCTGATGCCGATTGTCAGCATGTCGATAGTTTCGATGTAACCGTCAACTATCAAGTCACCGTCTGCACGAATAAACGCCTCAGTAAGGGCCGCTTGGAACGCGGTGTCCGTACCCAGACCGTAACGAACAGCAGCAGCAGCATAAGCAGCGTTAGGCGTCGTGTGTGTTTCAAGCGCCCAGTGTTGCAAGTAAGAAGGCAACGCCCTAGCAGGACGCCAGAAGCGCACAGGGCTGGTGCCAGTTCTCAAGGCAGGGCTAGCGGCGGTTGGCTCATAGCATAAGTATGTCCCACTGTCTGTAGCAACCCAGAGCATGCTCACGTCTGCCGATACAGTAGCATTTTCAGCCTCTGGTCGTGTGTCGAACACACGACCAGCAAAAGCATCGCGCCACTCACCAGCCGTTCCTCCTGCGTTAACAGTAAGAACCTGATTTGCTACGCCCAGCGTAGCAGGAATAGATTCTGCTATATCTACACCATCAACAGTTCCGGTGACTGTGATATTACCTGTTACGCCAAAGCCGAGTGGCATTGTAAGTGCACCTGCGCTGGATATTCTCATAGGAATGATAGCACCTGCACGGAAACGTAGGCTGTCACCCCCATCAACGTCAATGGTTTGACCATTAGTCCCGTTTACAGCTTGAAACTGTAATTCGCCGCCCTCCGCGCCGAAGTTACCGAGTGTAAGCCTACCGTCGATAATAGCACTACCGAAACTTACATCATCATCTGTCGCGAGGCCTTGGTTTATAGCGTCAAGTTTTGTACCATCAGCACTTAGATTACGGGTGTCAACAGTACCAGTAACTGCAATGTTACCAGCAATGTCTAATTTTTCAGTAGGGACAAGCACTCCAATACCAAGGTTACCATTGTCGAAAACAGCCCACTCTTGGTTGTTAGCGACGTCGCCTTCTCCAAAAGCAATCGCATTGTCTGTTGTACCAGTCCCAGAGCGTAACTCAATCCACTGTTGGGCTGTACCACTAGTGTCTACACCTGACTCCAGTCTGATAGCTGTGTTGTGCCATTTGGTTGTAGCCGCCACCGCGTTTCGAACGGTGCTTACGTTAAAGCTTCGTTCGTTAGGGACGGCTCCCTCAAATCTAGCCAGTGGGACTTCGGAGTCATCAGCGTCATTAATAGTTGTAGGATTATTGACGTGGAATAGCCCAGCTACCTCAACACCCTCTAAAGCTGACAGAGTGCCGTTCACCCGAGTTAAAGCAACACCATCAGCATCATCGCTGGCAACACCTAAGTTAAGTGTACGTGTCGAAGCGTCTATCTGAAACGGGTAAAATAGTGCACCAGTGCCGTCCGTTGCACCAATGTATAAGTCGTCGTTGGTTTCTCTATGACGCAAGTAGAATGCGCCCGCGTTTTGAACATTTATTGCTCCTGCGTACATGGCTAGGTTGCTGTATAAAGCAGCGTTGGTGTCATCTAGAGTAAGCAACGCACTGCCGCTGTTAGTTTTGACTCGCAGGCGGTTCGCTGTACCGAGGTCTAAGACAACATCATCAACACTTTGCCATAAGATAGCATCACCAACCGAAGAGCCTAATGATAGTGTACCATCGAGCGTGATGTCGCCGCCGAGCGTAGTGTCACCGTCTACAGTGAGATTAGTAGTAGAATACATACCAGTGAGGCCGATGCCGCCTGTCAGAACACCACCTCTATAAACGTACATACCCTCGCCTATATTGGGGTCAACGTTGGTTGCAGTTCCACGGTTCCAGCGCAAGCCGTAAGCAACCCCTTTAGTGGAAGTTGAGCTCCCGTCGTCTCCAGAATAGCCAGTATCCATACCCCAAATTGGGCCAGCCCAATCACCGTTGCCGGCTGCGGGGTCTTTGTCGCGATAGTTACTGATGAGTCCGGCGGGCGACTGGATTGTTCCGGTTGCCTCAATCAGGCCTGTCACAACAATCCCAGTAGTTGTGACAGTCGCCTTAACTTGGTTATTTGCCCAAAGCTCTAGGATGCCGTCGCCGTTTTGTGCAATACCCGTGTCGCTGTCGCCTATTGCTAAGGCCGCGTTACGCGCGGCAAATGTTCCTCCAGGAGTAGCACCACCGATGCCTGCATTACCGCTTACTAGGATATCGCCCGTTACATCAACACCCGTGGCCTGAGTTACGAGCTTCTGAGCACCGTAATGATAAAGGCGAACTTTACCCGTTGCGCCGTCTAGCCTGATGTAATCGGTCAGGCCGAGTGAGTTATCGTCTCCTTGAAGGATGGTATCTCCGCCAGTAGCGGCGTTGTTGATAAACAGATCGCCAGTGTCGCTAGCGATATAACTATTAGTACCATCATGTCGTAGGGACAGGTCAGGACCGTCGCCGATGTTGACGCGGGAGTTGTCACCTACGCCTATGTTACCAGTGACACCTAAGTCTCCGGTTATATCAACACCGCCAGCAGATAATAGTCGCATGGACTCGCTTAATGTGCTGCGGTAAAACACTGTGTCGTTTGCAAGTGTGCCACCTGATGCGTAAATTTCTAAGTCTTTGGTAGTGACGTTTTTACCTATTGACGCACGGTCTTGCCCAACACCTATAGCAGTACCAACAGTTATAGTGGTGTCAGCGCTAGCACCAAAAACACTCAAGTCACCCGATACATCCACACCCGTGGATTTGGTTGCGAACTTCTGAATGCCATAGTGATAAAGGAGAACTTCGCCGGACGCGCCGTTCGCGATGAAGTAATCTGTGAAGCCGCCTGCACCATTATCAGATTTGATGCGGACGTCTTGATTATCCGCGTTGTTCTGTATGGTCAAATCACCAGTTGAGTTCAGGATAATGCTGTTGGCTTGGTCGTGGTACAGTCGTAAGTCGTTGTTATTGCCGATGTATATGCGCGAGTCGTCAGGGACGTATACATCTCCTGTAACATCGAGATCGCCCGTAACAGTAACTCCATTGACATCAACGCGTGCCTTCTCGACACCACCAACTGCAAACGTAGTGAGTGCGGATATGATCTCAAGTTGTGCAAGATCAACTGTGCCCCAACCCGAAAGTATCAGATTCCCGTTATCAGTAGCGCCTCCAGGTGCTTGGGCTTGAATATATAATTTGCCGCCCGAAGCCACTATTCTGTGTGTGGCTGAGTTATCGGTCTCGCTGAAAATAAGCTTTGGCTGCGCCGATGAGATTGTTATGTCGCCAGAAGCAATGGTACCTGTTAAGGCAATGTTACCGGCAATGTCTAATTTTTCAGTAGGGTTAAGTACGTTGATACCGAAGTTACCATTGTCGAAAACAGCCCATTCTTGGTGGAAGCCGGCGTCGCCTTCTCCAAAAGCAATCGCATTGTCATTTGTGCCGTTACCGCTTCGGAGTTCAATCCACTGTTGGGCGGCGTCGGTGTCACCTACATTTGATTCTAGTCTGATAGCTGTGTTAAACCATCCGTCAGAAATCAACTCGTTTCGGCGGGTACTTACTTTGAATTTTCGTGGGTTGGGGACAACTCCCTCAAACGTAGCCAGTAGAATTTCGGAGTCAGCAGCATCACCAATAGCGGTAGGATTATCGACGTGAAGTTGGTCTGTTAACGTCGCCGTCGCGAAACTTACATCATCATCTGTCGCGAGGCCTTGGTTTATAGCGTCAAGTTTTGTACCATCAGCACTTAGATTACGGGTGTCAACAGTACCGGTGACAGTGATGTCACCTGTGACGTCAAATCCAGTAGCCTTGGTTGCGAACTTCTGAGAACCGTAGTGATAACCACGGAGTTCTCCAGTTGCGCCGTGAGCCAATAGGTAGCTCACGACACCATCATCAGTTACATTATTTCCTTGGATCACTACGTTTGCATTTACAGTGGTATTAATGAGAAATAAACTGCCGGTAGTACTAGCTATGACGCTATTTGTTCCATTATGCTGGATGGAGAAGTCGTTACCCCCACCCATGTAAAGGCGTCGACTGTCGTCTAGGAACAAATTCCCAGTAAGATCGATGTCATTAAAGATAACATCATCTGTCGTCGAAACTCCTTGGTCAAAGCCAAGGGTAGCTGGAGTAAGAGTGGTTGATGCAAGACCGGTAATATGCCCATAAGTATCAAGGGTCACGTCTTGAATGACGGTTGCGGCGCTGTTATTAACTGAGGACTGACTGGAAGTATCTGTATGGCTAAATACAGTTCCTGTAAGATCCAACCCAGCACCTGCGGTGAAAACAGCGGTAGAGGATATCTGAATAAATGTAATGTTAGTAGTACCAAACGTGATCGTACCGGGGGTGTTGCAGACGTATAGCTCACCAGCAGCAGTGTCGCCTTCGCTGACGAAGAACGCATCACCTTGACCCAAAGAGTCTGGGTCACTTGGAGCGTAGGAGTCGGTGTCTGCGGTACGAGTGAGTACCCAGTTTGTACTGGCAGAGCCTACAGTGGTTACACCGTAAATACCGTTTTGCGTGCCATCGGTTTGTCCATAGACCAAGACGCGGTCTTGAGCATTCAGAGATATCCCATCAGCTACAAAGGCAACCTGTGTGCCGGCGTTAGTCAGCGTTGCACCTACACCAGAAGACCCGTTGTTGTAGGTGCTTGTCTGATTGCCGATAGTTTCCGCTCTAACTGCCGTATGATAATGTATACCAGCCGCAGCAATTGTGTCAACATATGACTTGGTAGCAGATTGTAGTGCAGTAGTCGGATCAGCGTTTAGAATTAGGTTGCCAGTCATAGTCCCGCCAGTGAGCGGAAGGAGTCCGGCAAGTGCTGAACCATCGCCGGTGAAGTCTGTAGCGTTAACGTTACCATCAACGTCGAAATTGCCCAAGTCGTCAAGCGTAGCGCCGGGGTTTGAGCCGGTATCAACACCGGCTGTGACGTTTTCCCAAACAGAGAATCGCATTCTCGCGCCCGTGGTATCATCAGTATTAACGTCGATACGAGCAGCATTACCATCTTGACCGGGAATTTCATCCGCTTGGTTGAACGTGATGCTGGCGTTACCACCACCGTCGTTATTCGTTAGAGCCACTTTGTTCGCTATGACATTACCCGCAGAATACATACCAGCGACGCCGATGCCACCGCGTAGTGTTCCGCCCGTATAGACATATAGACCCTCAGCGACTTCGGGAATCGCAACCGACGACCCTGCTCGGTTCCAACGCAATCCAAAAGCGCCGGTAGCTAGTGAGTTCGCACCGCCAGTTTCACCAGTAAATCCATCATCCATACCCCATATTGGGCCACCCCAAGTATTGTTGTTTGTGTCATCATAATTGCCGATAAACCCGCCTTGAGCTTGAAATTGACTTGATGCACTAATTCCGAAAGTTGTGACAGTCGCCCTAACTTGGTTATTTGCCCAAAGCTCTAGGATGCCGTCGCCGTTTTGTGCAATACCGGTGTCGCTGTCGCCTATTGCCAAGGCTGCGTTACGCGTTGCCAAAGTTCCTCCAGGGACAACACCCAAGCCTACTTGGCCTTGATCGAAGAGCGCTGTGGCAGCGACCGTATCTACGTCAAATAAGCTGGCGTTCACCGAATCCCGAAGACGGAAACGGGAAGTTCTCAAAAAGGACTCATCGGGTGTAGTTGCGTGTGAACCACCGAAGAGTTGAAGCAAAGCACCTGTGCCGGTGGTTGAACCCCATAAATTAAGACTTGAAGCGGCGCCGATCTGACTGATAGTAGTAGTGTTGATCGCATTGAAAGTTACAGTATTGGTCGTCGCAAGACCTTGATTGATGAGGTCAAGTTTTGTTTTATCTGCCCCAGTCATTAATCCTGCAAGTGATATGGTTGCTGCCGGAAGTGTTGCATTTGTTCCATCACTTGATGTAATTGTGCCCGACGACGCCGCGGCAGTGTAGCCCAGATTAGTCGTAACATTTGTTGCTTTTGCGGTGTTTAATGCAACTGCACTATCTATATCGGATAAAACAGACGAAAGAAATCCAGCTGTCGAATTTGCCAGAGTAGAAGAATCTACTACAAGATTATCTTCCGTAACTTCTTTTATAGTGACGATGGTTTCTGCGCCATCATTTTTTTTGATAAATATGGTGCCGTCAAATGTATTGATAGCAACTTCGCCCAAATCAAGCTGCAGTGTAGTAGGAATTTTCCCTGACACGGCACTTCTGCGCAGTTTAATGTCTGTAGTCATAAGACCCTCTCTTTTTAGTTCTTTGGTATATACCAGAACTGTTTAATGTATTTAGTAAGATCCTCCGTCTACTGCGGTAATAGTAACAGCTCCAGCAGCAACAGCGAAATTAGCAGAGTTGAAAGATGCAACACCTTTGACCGAATTAGTAGCGCTAATTCCTGCCAGAGTGACGGCAGCATTTTCCCCAGTTCCTGTGACACTCAATCCCGTTCCCGCAGTCACCGCGATACTACGGACATAGTTACCAGTAGTATCGGTTCCAAGTGCAATTGAATTTGGCTGAATGGTGGTCACCATATTGACATTACCCGAGCCATCAAAGGATACTGCTGCTGCAACTACATCTCCGGACATAGAAAAGTTTCTGCTTGTAGCAAGAGTGGTAGCAGTAGAAGCATTGCCCGTCAATGCGCCCTCGAATGATGTAGCTACGAATGTTTCGGCGCCGACGGTCCATTTTTCAGCAGTTTCATCCCATACAAGAGTTTTATTAGGAGAAGTACCTCTTTCGATCTCGATTCCGCCGTTCTGAGAAGGTACTCCCGCTTCGTCGCTATTAAGCAATATTATAGCATCGCCGATATTGACTTCATTGGAATTGACTGTGAATGTGGTACCATTAACTATCAAATCGCTCGAGATTGTTACCGTGCCAGTTCCATTTGGCGTAAGTACAATGTCGCCGTTAACATCCGTAGAAGATATAATATTCCCGTCGATTGCAATGTTATCTACCGCGAGACTCGTAAGGCCACTTACATCGCTGTCAAGTGAGTAACTGACCTGGTTATTAGTAACGGTAGAAGTAATATTATTTCCACCGTCAAATGTCAATGTATCTGCGCTTGTTACAGTATCAGTGCCGGTATCGCCCGCTATTAAAAGATCGGTTGAGATCGAAGCTGTGCTTACTGCGGTCAGTCGTCCTTGCTGATCGACAGTAAATGTTGGAATTTGAGTCGTTGATCCATATGACGCAGGGGTTACAGCGGTATCATCAAGATCAACGAAGATAGAATTGTTGGCTACCGTTGTCGTGATACCCGACAGACCGATAAAGTCGAGTGTTTGTCCGTATCCTATAGAATCCGCAGTTCCAGTATCTGCGGCAACAGTAAAGATAACAGCACCAGTCGTTACATCATCTACATATTGCTTTGTTGCAGCATGTTGTGGTGCAGTGGGATCAATGACATTTATTATCTGCGAAGTGCTTGCATCAATCGAGCCCGTACCGGCAGGAGAAAGTACAATGTTGCCGTTTGTGTCTGTCGACGCTATGGAATTTCCGTTGATAGTTATATTATCAACATTTAAAATGTCAATTTTACTATTAGAATCGACAATAATAGCACTATTTGCTGTCAGTGTTCCTGGTGTGTGATCTAATTTGCTTGTGAAATATTTACCACCGATTATTTCAATGTTGGCGGCGTCTCCTGCAGTTTCTACCCCAGTTCCTATATACAAACGGTCGCCGCCATTTGACGGCGTTCCCGCTAAATAAGAATAAGCAACTTCGCCTTGAGCGAGTGAAGTAGGCGATCCTGTTGCGGCCGACCGTTTAACTCTAATAATTGATGCCACTAGAAATGACCTCCATTGACTGTTTGTTTTTCAAGTAATGTTGTGGCCAAGAATTTTTCTTCTATTTCATCATATACTAGTACTGATCCGTCAACCGCGTTGCTGGTATCTACGTCCACCAAGGCGCCCAATGTACGCCCAAAAAGATTAGATTGATTCATACTGACTTGATTTCTATTAGTAGGTTCTGAAACTACTGTTCTCGGCGACGTGGATTTTACTTTTAATGATCCGTCATCCGCGCTAAGTCCTGAAACTACTGTTCTCGGTGATGATGATTTTACTTTTACCGGCATTACTGTATACTCCTATCTATAAAGAAACAGTAGGAATGATTGTCAGTAACCCTTCCATCAATTTTGTTTTTATAACGCTGTCATCCATTATTAAATCATACCTATATTTACCAGGATTGATGGACAGCGTAGAAGCAGATGGTATGTTTAAAATAAGATTATTAGGATCGCCGTCTCCTAAATCTACGATGATATCTATACTAAAGGCTACTGTTGAAGCATATATTTTTTTTGCTCTACACGTGAAAGTTTGATCGGAAATTACAATTTCCGCATTATTAATATCAAAGGCGTCAACGTTTATCGAATAATCAATGCCTTGATCTACATATAAATTTACATTTGTGGTCATTGAGAAATCCTTAGCTCTTCTATAATTCTATTTATAAAAAACTGTTCCGTCGATATACGTGTTAGAGTTTTAATAAGTTCATTATAATGTCGCTTGCTCTGCAATTATCCAAGCTGCTTTGATAGCAGCTTCAGATAGGTCCGCATCTGGCGCAACCCTAGAAACAGTTTCTGCAAATATCGCCACTAATCCAATTGTTTTTGATTGTGAGAATGTTGCTGCGCTGCGCTGCGCTTTAATCTGCGCGTACAATGCGCGATCAGTAGATTTCAATTCTGTTTCAAGTGCGGCCCACACGTCGTCTAGTCCCGTGTATGCAAGCAGGTATTCAAATCTGCGAGTCGACAGGTTGCTGGGGTAGTATGTTGGTGGAGTTGGCGCAATGTAAACGGAGGCGTTCGGACTCATGTCATCAAATAATGCTACCACATCAAACTCCGCACCATTATCGAGTGGGTCGCAAGTAAACGGTATCCAACCATATATAGGGTGTTTAATCTCGCAATCAATTAAACCGTGTTTTGTGAATGTAGGGTTGCGGTACTTCATTATGATATCCTCAGGAATAATGTGGCGCGGTTATAATCAGAAGCAGTACTTAAGGTTACTGAGCCCATCGCGCGCCAAGTCCCCGTGTTGTACGCGTCACCGCGTGCTAGTCCAGTCGATGTACCAGCTATTGTTGTGTTAAGTGTTGTCGTAGAAGCTGTGCCGTTTACACCAGAGTTCAAGAGCGTCGAGCCCGCATAAGTGTTGCCTGCGACAACACCACCGGTACCTGTGCGGACCAAGAAAGCATAAGTTCCAACGGCACCAAACGAGAGTGCGGCATTAAGCACTCCGATATCTATATCAGCGATTGCTGCTTGAACAAAACTAGCGGTCGCAATTTGTGTAGTGTTTGTCCCAAGTGCTGCTGTTGGAGCAAGCGGTGTGCCGGTGAAGTTAGGACTGATTTTAGGAGACTTCGAATCCAATTGAGATTGAATGTTAGCTGTTACGCCTTGTGTTCGGTTCAAGTCCGTAAAGGTTGCAGTAACGCCGTCTAACGAATTAAGTTCCGCTGCTGTTGCGGTCACTCCGTCTAGTATGTTAAGTTCCGCTGCTGTCGCTGTTACGCCTGCAAACAGATTGAGTTCCGCAGTGGTTGATGTCACGCCGTCTAGTATGTTAAGTTCCGCTGATGTCGCTGTTACGCCGTCTAGTATGTTAAGTTCCGCTGATGTCGCTGTTACGCCGTCTAGTATATTCAACTCACCGGCAGTAGATGTGATCACTGTGCCGCCAATAGACAAAGAACCGCTAATTTCAACATCGCCAACTACATCTAGTTCAGATGAAGGGCTGGGGTTATGAATACCTACTCGACCCAAACTAGTTATAACAAAGGGGTTGGTATCAGGGGTAAAACTATCCTCAACAACGAAGGCATTGCCTGTGCCTGTCTGAGTAATGCGCACCGCATCGGAGGAATCGTCTACCTCTAGTCTAACAACACTAATCAAATCAAGTATGCCATCTGTGCTTGAAAGATTTCCATTCAACAGTATATTGGTCGCAGATAGAGTCAGATCATTCACTGTAGTTAAAGTAGTCGAGTCCGAAGTAAGTGAAAATGATTGAGATGTTGCTGTTATGACATCTGTACTTAGTACGAAAGTATTAGCAGTAATAGAATTACTGGTGTGATTTGATATCGTTTCAAGTGCTGTGAAATTAGTGTTTGCTGTAAATGATGCGGCAGATATTATAGATAATGCAGCTGGTGTTGTTACGGTACCTCCTCTTAAAGAAGTTCCCACTGCAACTACAGAAGCGGAAAATATTCCTACTAGAGATGTGTTACCAGTAGTGGTTCCGCCAGAAACAGTTGTTTCGGCGGAAAGTACTTTCGAGCCCATATCACTTGATAAATTATTTGTTCTTTCAAACCAATCGCCAAAGGTATTGACATTTTTATCTAGTACATTGCTGAGGTAGGAAGGTATAGCCATTTATGTTTCTTCCATTTTTATTAATGTTTTTATTTTTTTCAGTAGAGTTTTCATTTCTGAGATTTCGATTTTCATTTCCGAGATTTCGGTTTTCAGTACATTGAAATTTTCCGAAGCTATCCTCGAATTCTGTATAATTGTTTTTTGCTTTCTATAGGCATTTAGTTTATTTATATCTTTATTTACAATAGCACCAGATTTTCTATCTTTATATATGCCACTCATATCGGTTTTTTCAAGCATTTTATTTCCTTATTTCTGAAGTGCTATTGCTCTTAAGCTACTTGCTCTTGGATATATCGCAGTATTGGTACTGGACATGCCTATCTTAAGTTGGAATTCACTATACCGGCTGTATATCTCCTCTATTGCGGGAGACACCGTACCATTACCGTCAGAAGGCCCAGTTGCAGTAAATGTATCACCCACGACATTTGACCCCGCTCCAAAGTCAGTAAAGTCTGTCGACCCAGTTGTCACTATTATATAATTTGTACTTGCAGTCATTCCAGAACCTTCTATAACTGCAGGATTGCCTGATGTTGTATATTGGATGACTCCAGTATCGCCTTCACCAGTGAGAAATTCTACCGGTACTGTATAAGTTGTATCGATGAAATTATCTCTATTCACACTAGAAGAAACTGCGTTTTTACTAGAATACATTTCAAACCACGGTCTATCATTCAGTTCCGTTATATCAGCATTATTTTTAATTCTAGCCCATACTTGTATAGCAGTGCCTTCAGGTCGATATTCTTGTAGCTGTACAAGTAAATCCTCCGCAATATTATCATCGGACAACTCAATAATTTTTGAAATGTATTTACTGTTAAGATTACCGCCCTTTGGAAGCAATTCACCAGTTGTGTCATTGTTCAATTGGTTGCCTGTTAATACAACACCCAAAATTGCTTCGTCCAATACTGGAGATAAATACTCAGATTCAGATGTAATTGACGCATCTATCGAAAGTGATTTCGCGCCGCTGAGAAGTCTCACTTCTTCCGATCTTGAAAGTACATTTTTAACAGTAGAAAACTCGTAATCCTCGTTTGGATAAATTGATATTTTAGAACCTATGGTAGTTCCTTCTGTAGCCACAATTTCAAATTGTATATCAGTAAGTCCGTCGAATTTTAGATAAGATGGTCTTATTGTCGCGGATGAATATTCGTGAACGCCAAATTGGTCTATGGTATGTGCAGGAACGAGTGTTGTGTTTGCCAACGCCAGTCCAACTGGTAACGTTATAGTACCAGTAGGTGCGTACGGGTTGGGAACAGATGAACCTGCGCCTGCATATGTTACTGATAGTTCTGTGCCGTTCAATATAGTCTTATGGCGATCAGGAAGAATTGATCTTATAGATGAACCGACAAAAAACTTACCGTTTGAGTGGGTAATATCGAATTTGAAATTAGTTGTATCTATACTGTCAACTATACCTGTGCCGAAATCGACTGAAGATATAACACCTGTATCTCTTACTGTAGCAGTAAGCCCTTCATATATAGTCACGGTAGAATTAGCAATAAAATCAAATCCGCCCATGAAAATATCGGTGCCGTCTATATTTATGATTGTCGACGATGTATTACTTGTTCCATCCACAATAGTATCACCAACCTGCAGAATACCAGCACCATCAATTGCTATATTGAGTATTTCTGCGCCTCTGACGGGTTCGCCTTCTCTAAAGAACACTGTCGGAAATGCATCATTGTCCGTGATGAATTCCACGTCTTCTATATAAAAATTGGCTACCGAAGTTATTGGAGCTGTCGCTGTCGCACCAGTACTCATGCGATTGAACCTGATTTTCAAATCAATATCAGGAACTATGTCCCAGTTTAAGTTATTATTTGTGGTATAGAATGTTCCAAATTGCCCACGGTTTGTTACAGGATTGCCCGAAGCAACATCAGTTCCGCCAAGACGAGATACCCAGAAATACGTGTCGGGGTTGAGACCTTCTGTGTGTATAACAAAGGCGTATTGTGTATTGTTATATAGGAATACAGGCGAGTCAAAGTTTACATTAGTTGCGTTTGCAATACCGTCGTTGCTGATATTCAGTCGGGTGTCATTGCGATTCATCCATACAACACTATACGGAATAGTAGTTCTTGTAATGCCACCCGCACTATTCATTTCACGAAGTTCAAACCAAACGCCGAGGCTTGGGTGGATTGCAGAAAGCCAGATATCTATTGAACTTAAGAAAACGCCCTCGACATCTTCGTCCTCGTCTACAAATATCGAATACGCCGCGCAAGACGGTCCGACTTCGAACCAGCCCGCAGGAGACTTGGTAGATCTTTGTATCGATCTGGTTCTGCTGTCAATAACTTCTCTTCTTTCGACACTTTGTGTTTTAGTAGAGATAATTGTATTCTGTTTTTGCAGATTCAATCCTGAAGCAATAAAAGAACCTTTACTGTAGCTCGAAGCATCCGTATCATTTGTAGGACTATCTGTTATTATGATTTCCTTTTCGCCAACCCGGAACCGCTTGTTGGTACCGTTAGGTAATCTCATGAATATAAGAACTTCGCCGTTGCTGTTTGAAAATACACTCGATCCCTCAGTTCCTATATTCGAAAGATCAGTATCATAATCAAGATAACCTGTGGTTTTATCTTGACTTGCATCAAAGTATTGCGACACCACTACTGGAGCAGCAAAGTCATTCATATTCTCACCGTCAAAAAAGACATGGTATCGTGTATTTGGTTTTAGGCCATAAGAATATAGCTTTAAAGTTTGTGCTCTTATATATGGTATCAGGGAAATATCTGTTACAAAATTACCTAGGTCGTATGACTCGGTTTCAGTAGAAATAGTGGTTTCGATATTTGTTCTTTGTTCTTGTATTGTTTCTTCTGTGGTTACTTTACCACCATAAACAATGAACATGCGGGTCGATGAATAATCATCAATTTGGTTCCGGAAAGATATATCTTCGAATGTTGAGCCACTGTCTATTTTGGCTTTTACTGACGCAACAGCGTCGCCTCTAAAACGGCCTCTCGCCGCTACAAATTCTGTAACTTCTTGGATTGTGCTGAATGTTCTAAGTAATTTTTCATTGCCGTTGAAGTGCTTAACGCCGCCCTCGCGATGGTAAACTTTATAGACATTGGATGAAGTACCAGATATGGCACCCGTGCCTATTTTTTGCCAAGCACCTATTTCAGTCGAAACTACTCTTGACTCTGGCACGTCATTGCCAAAATCAAAAGTTTTATCTACGGTCGTTGTGTCCGCCCAAGTATCAATATCAGGATATACACTCATGCCACCAATAAAACGATAAGAACTAAGTTCCACATTTCTTGTAGTCGTCGCGAACAGTTGTTCTTTCAAGACCTTTTCGACATACGGTATATGAACCAGAGCTCCGGTCTTTGCAGCAGTGAACGCGCCACCTGCATTGGGGTTAAATCTGGTATCAAATCCCTCCACCACAATCGGAGGTTGGATAGATTTATCTTTTCTATTCACAGCAATGTTATAATCTGAATTTGTTATATCTGAAAGTGTATGATCGACGAAAGGGTTGATAAACACGCCATTTTTAAATCTATCAAGTCCATTCTCGTCTAATACTAAAAGATCAAGAGTATTTTTCTCAAGTAAACTAAGAGCATTATAATACTCAAGGTTCTTTACTCTTTGTTTTATAGCGCCAATATCGGACATTGTATGTCTGCTGAATGTTATTTTATCAGAAACAACACCTTCTTCTTTTCTTCCTAATATCTTAGCATAGTTTTCAGACAGAGAAGGAAACGGTGGGATGAAAATGTTTGCAATGGACATATATGTCTCAGGAACAGTAGGAAACATAGGATATATGCTAGACTGACCTTTGAAAACTTTAAAATCGCCATTCGGTTTGACTGCAAGAATATCTCTTCTTGCAAGATAATATGAATAATCGAACTTTAGATTTGTCCCGGGTACTGGTGTTTTATATCCGCCGGCGGGTATAGTAAATGCAACAGATTCTACTGGGTTGCTAGGAGCAGTTCCTATTGAAGTTCCTGTTACTACGGTTGGAGCTGTGACTGTACGGAAATCTATGTAATTTCTCTGTATTGTATCGAGATCTTCTGTCTTCACGGTCGTGTTAGATTCTATAGCATCATCGATAGGATAAGAATCTATAGAGAAATACGATCCACTGCCAGCAAGATCAGGCTCATAGTAATCAAAGATGATTAGGAGATGATCCGATGTGGTAATAGGCGTATCAGTTACTGTAAAAGATGTGCCGTATGAAAATTCGCTTTCATTTTTTCCTAAAACAAATCTGCTCGTTACATCTTCGCCGTCCGTGATTAGCGTGATGTCAGAAGTATGTTTTCTTACTTGGCGTATTTTTATAGCATCAGGTACTCCTAGGAAGAACTTCTCAAGACTTCCATAACTAGAACCATCAATTTTAACATATCTACTTGATCTGATGGTCTTTGATCTCTCTGATGTCAGATCTTTAATTGCGCGATATGAAAGCTTACTCGCTGTTGCGATAGAGAAGGTTTCTCCCAAATCAATCGAAATAGAGGTCGGAGTTGCTGTTACGACTCTTATCGCGCCCGTTCCATATCCTTTCGAATTTAAATCTATCAAATCTCCAGAAACATAACTCTTCGTCCATGCTGCTCCAGACGCGGTCGAAATAGCATTTGAAATAAGTGTCATTGACAAGTTACTCTCGATGCTTTGAATGATATAAGAGTTTGTAGCTATAACGAATCTGTCGCCCAGATTTAGATTGTTAAAGTTTGTTCCGACACCAGTAACAATAGGCGATCCTGTAGTCACGGAAACTGTTCCCGTGCCGGTAATAGTCACGCCGCCTGTGACATGCAGAATTATAGTTTCCTTTGCAAGAGATGCGAGGGTACCCGTGCCGTAAATGAGTGTTTCATTCACGCCCAAAGAAACAACGCCTGATAGAAGACCTGCTGTGCTTATAGTACCCGTTCCTTGCTTCATAAAAGTAAGAGTAGTGTCGGGGTCGCCTAGGTCATTCTTCACACTTTTAGTATAATCATTACCCACATATATTAATCTGGATAAATTGGCCGAATCGTAAAGAATAGCTGCTCCATTTTCGAGTTTCACATCAGCAAAGAAATTCGACGTTTTAATCGCTCGAACACTAGCAAAAATCTGCCCAGCATTCATTTTTATATCGCCAAGATAAAATCTTACTGTTGCTGATGGCTGGCCATATTGCCCGCTTTCTTCAACAAAAGAAATAAGTCTTGCCGTGCCTATCTGCGTTCCTGCTGCCGCATCGTCAAAAGCGCTTGAGTAAGTTATACGATTCTCAGCAGTATCATAGAGTTGAACTGTATTGTATGAATCAGGTTCTGGCATACCCATAATCTCGTTAGCAAGAACATGAGCGCCAGAAGGAATGAATGAATATTGATTATCTATGAAAACAGAACTGGATGATTTATCTGTTTCTATAGGTCTAGTAGAAACGGTTTCTACTTCATAACCTTTCACATAAGCAAGACCCTTTTCAAGTTCTATGACTAATTTATCAGAGTCTCCGCCCTCGGTTTCCGAAAATCTACCACCATTTGAACCGGTGTTCAAATGCTCTCTAGTTCTAATGTCCCATCCTCTCACGACATAATCGCCTGATTCGTTGAAAGTTCTTTTTGCAAGATCGTCAGCAATTTCATTATATATTGTCTTTTCACTTTTGATATAGATCTGGCCTTCACGAAGTTCTAAAAGAACAAAATTGCTGTCATCCGCGAGGTCTACGTCCAAATTAGATACATTCAGTGTCAGGTTGCATCGAAGTCTATCCGCGCCTGGTGCGTTGAAGTTATTATAACCCTGTGCATTATCTAATAGAGTACTATCTTCATCAGAATTGACCGTGACGAATTCTGCACTCATATACACGCGCTTGTTTGCTTTTGAATTGAAAGTATCTATAGCAATTTTTTGCGTGTCGAATTTAACAAAGAACCCATTTACATAAAGAACACCCTCGGTGATGCCAAATATGGAACCTTTGCCTGTTATATTTACAAAAGTCGTACTAAAAGAGCCTGTAGCGGTCGCCGTTGTATATGAAATATTCTCGCTTGTAAAAGCAACTACCGATTCGCTATTATTCAAATCCGTGTAATTTATAAAAAGAACAGATACGCCAACTTCAGAAGGATCTGCTTCGGCATGAATTACTCTTGCTTTCAATCCCGTGACTGCACCTACCAATTCGCCGCCTACCATATCAGGAATATCGTTGATGTTAATTTGAACACGGACGTAATCTACTGGATCTTGGGGGTCGAAAGTGCCACCCAATACCCGCGATCCATTTTGGAAGATATGATCACCGAATCTTTCAACCTGATTTTGAAGTATTGTTTGAAGTTGAGTTAATTCTCTCGCTTGTACCGCAAGCCCTGGCTTGAAAAGAACCCGGTGATAATTTTTATCTTCGTCGTAATCATCGAAATACGGTAATCTGTTTAGATCTATTGTCATTTCATACCTTCTTTTTTAGAACTTTACTATTATTTTTACATTTTCAGACGTTGCGCCCGAGCGATCTAGATGCGACATGTTTTCTATATACATTACATCGCCACTGTTATCAATTACCTGTTTTTCCCCAATATTTGTAACAAGGGACCGAGCTCCACTCACATTGCCTATAATTACATCACTCGTATTTGTAGTGAAACTACCAAATACCATAACTATATTTATAACACTTGGAGAGCTTTTTGCTATAATTCCGGTCGCATTGCTGTTAGTTTGAGTTATTGTTTCGCCTACTGTAAAAGTACCTATAATCGGAGATATAGTAAGTGCTATGTCATTGTTAAACAAATCAGATGATCTATTTATCGATGTTATAACAGAAGTCGTAGCAGTATTACCTGTGATAGTGTTATTTGCACTTACTACAAAATCGCCAAACACATCTGATAAAGTGAGCACATTGCCGACCGTATCAATGTTTGAAATTGTTGCTCTAGACTTTTCATTCAACTGCGTTATTTCTTCGCCTACTGTATACTCATTGTCTACTAAAGTGTTTAATGTGAGCTTGATATTATCTTGTAGTAAATTTCTAACGAGTGCAATTTTAGAAAAAGATACATAATCAAGAACTTCCGAGCCTGAAAAAGAAACTGACACGCCAATGTTACTTGCATATAGCTCTTCTAATGGATCGGAACCGTGCCCGCCTGGTGGCGCTATTATAGGTCTTAATAAAGCATTATCTGTTATGATCGGATTGCCGTTTGCTGATATTATGCCAGTATTTCCCGAAATGGTAGCATTGGCGTAGGAATATCCGGAACCTCTATCTATAATAATGACATCAGATATAGAATTGGCGGCAGGATTTATTTCAGGTAAAGCAATCGCACCCGTCCCGTCTCCTATTATAGATATTTTAGGTAGAATACTAAAGGTTGAAGTAAGATCCAATGTACTAGTAAAAACACTGTCGACTGTAATTATTCTATCATTTCCTATTATTTCGTAATCTGTCACCGTTCTAATTTGACCTGCACCAGTACCGCCTCTTATATAGAAAACTGCGTTCTTATAAAAGTTGTTATTGTTCGATAGAACAGGAAGATTTTCTTCTTGTATAGCAACGACATCTGCAGTTACAGTATTACTTGAAACAGTTATAGTATTTGAAGTAGCAACGGTCGACTGTGTTATATTTTGCGTATTGGCACTAACTTCAACAGAAATTGTCAATGCACTTGTTTTATATATCGCGGCATCAACCGTAGATTGACCCGGAACATTAATTGTTATAACATCGCCTTCTGAAAATGTGGTGTTACTCGCATAAACAAGATCGTATGTTTTAACGATTAATACATCATCAGATTTAACAGCATACTTAAGAGTACTATTATTATAATTAATTTCTTTAACTGATCCGTAAGCATAATTATTATATCCGGAACCAATGTCTTCTGTCAACACGGCATCAATAGTACCAGACACGGCAGATGAAATAACAGTAGCATTGAGTGTTACAGGAATATAATTCAAATTCGCGAATTTTTGATATGCGACTGAATCAATTGCAAACATCAATTTCCAGTGGTAGCCATCGCCCGTGATGTAAACTTCGTCTGCTGGATTTGTTTGATTTACCAAAGGCTTATAAACAGATACCGGATCGTCTACGGGATTTTTATATAAGCATTTAAATACACCGTATGAACCGTCTCCTTGATCTGATACCACGAAGAAAGAATTTGACTGTATGTCATTATCATTATCGTCATACATATCATATCTTAGTCCAGAGGTCCATGGTATATTACGGATCATGAAACTTACGTCTTCTGGTTGTATTCTTTTTCCGAATAACATTTCATCATATGTTCTATAGAAAGTCTCATGTACACCGGCACCAGGTACTGGTACTGTATTCGCAAATGGCTCTGATTTAGCACCAACCAAATGAAAAGTCGAATCACCGCTTTCGGAAAGAGCAAATTCAAATTGCTCTGCGAGCAACATTTTGAATTTATTTGTTAAAATTTCCATTTATAAGTCCTATTATGTTTGTTCAATGTAACTCTCCGATGTTATAAGAGGATCAACTGCAGTAGATTTTACTAAACTACCAAAGAATTGAGTTCCCGCCACGTGAAGTATATCTAATACTATACTTCTATAATTTTCGACATTAATGGACGATTTTATATCATATGAGTAATCTTGATAGTATTTATTATCATGTAAACGCTTTTCAGAGTTTAAATGCGAAGTTCTAGAATTCCAATAACCTGGCGAAACGCCTTGAGTCTCAACATTTACAATTCCGTTTATGGTAGAATTTCCACCTATTTTTTCCAATATTACTTCTTCGTTATCCTGGTAGCCAAACCCGGAATTTATAACTTTAATTGATTTCACGACGCCAGTCTTTATATTTACTTCGTTCGTGATAACGGCGTTTTTGCCCATTAGAAGATCTTCATTTATATACCCTACCGACACTGTGTCGGCCTCAGTAAGACTATCTGTGCCGGTTATCGTCAAACCGGAAATAAAATCCTCTGTGAAGGAAGTATTCTTTACTACAATCGCCGTCGTGTTTGCTGTTCTAACTACACCCTCGGCAGCAGTATTTGCTTGTGTTATTATCTCTCCGATTTCAAAAACGCCTGTTCTGTTTGATATGTTTATTATTTGATCTCTTCTTTTATAAGGAATAATCGTAGGATTTTCAATTTTCAGTACAGGAGTTCTTCCGTAAAACTCGCCTGGTCTATTTTCAATGAGAGAAGATATTGTTCCTATTTCATAAGAAATAGTTGATAGAGCATCTGCAATGATAGTATTCGATCCTGCATATACTTCTTTCGGAAATCCATATCCGTAAATCATATTTACATTAAAAGTCGCACTTGCGCCGTCAGCAACTGAAATAGTTGGAATTTCATGATAACCTTCGCCTATTTCAGTAATCGTCATTGAAGTGATTATGCCAGATACATCAGTAGTAACCGTTGCCTTTGCTTCGATTAACGGGTTCTGATTTAAGTAACCGCCCCCTGTGAATGTCACAATAGAACTGTTGCTATA